TGAGGCAATGAACTGGAGGATTTGCATCTTGGACTCATCCTGTCCATAAATCGCTTCTTCCATACAAGCCTTTGCGCGGTTCATAAAGGCAGTGCACTTCTCCTGCCCATCATCAAGCTTGACCGGCATTTCCTTGTAGAGTCCGAACGGAATGCTTGTCAGCTTCTCCAACCAGGCGCGGAGCTTGAAATACTCACCGCTGCTTGTATCAAGGCCCTGAAGATTATTATACTTATTGAGCACCATCGACTGGGTCTCCACAGGGAGATTCATTGACAGAATACGGAACATCAGTGGCTGCTCAGCGGCTGACGCAGTTGACTTCCTCTCAAGAGCATCAATCATCTGCTTCTGCTTTGCCTCAGTAAGAGCCTGGAACTGATCAATCTGATCATCAATCGTGTTCTCTTCCATAGGAGCCGTTACGAGCTTAACGAAACGCTTCGTAATCTCATTCTCTTTCTTCATGTTGTGACGCTTGGGAATCATGCGCTCTGAGTTGTCTCCAACCGTGCCGAAGTTAATCATGATTCCACCGTGACTGTCCTCCTCCTCTTCATCATATTCATCCTCCTCTTCGTCATCATCTTCTTCCTCATCTTCTTCGACATCCTCATCCTCGTCATCATCTTCATCCTCAGACTCTTCCTCGGACTCAGTCTCTTCCTTTCGTGAGTTCCGCTTCTTGGAACTCTTAGCCTCCTTAGCCTCCTTAGCCTCCTTGGCCTCCCTATCCTCCTTCTTAGCCAGCCGCCTACGAATACGCTCACGGGCCTTGATCGCAGCACGGCGACCCGCACGAGTCGCAAGACGACGAACAACGCCCGAATGAGGAGCAAGTTCCTCACTCGGCGATGAATCCTGCTCATAAACAGAACTATCATCAGAAAGTTCTTCCTCTTCTGTTGAAACGATCAAGCCACGGATATTACCCTTGCTATCTACACTCTCATCATCATCATCCTTATGTCCACGACGACGACGTGTAACCTTTGATTCCACAGTCTTCTTAGAAGCACGCCCCGCCGGGGCCGCCTCGGAATCCTTTCGGGAAGACTTCTCATTCTTCTCGGACGAATTCTTCATATTCTTGGGCATCCTATGGAATTGGTTCATTTTCACCATTTTGTAAACGCACAGTCGCGACTTAGGCCGTCAAATTTTTACTGGTTATTGCCGCCCTTGCGATTCTTGCGACTCTTGCGAGTGGCCTTGCGCCCCCTGCGCGTGCTCTTGCGGCCCTTGCGGCCCTTGCGTGTCTTGCCACCCGCCTGCGCCCTGCGGCGGACTAAATCAGAAACCGCGGCATTGAAGTGACCCGTGATACTCTTGCCAACACGGTTGACACCCTTCGCACCTACACCAACAACACCCTTCGCCGTATTTGTAACGGCGCCCACTGACTCCGTGCCCGCCATCAGCGCATGACCGAAAGGGCTCCATAAACGACGAAAAAGACCTAAAGCCTTACGAGTGCGACGAACCATTCTTTGTTTCTACAAGGATTCTCTATTTTTTTACGCTGCTAAGTAAGATTATCACGAATATCCATAAGGGCAAAACGCGCTTTCGGAGAGATACTCGGGAACATCTCCTTGGGTAGAGAAAGAACCGATTCTAACGGATCCTTCACAATCTCAAATAATAGTTTGCGGAGATTAATAAAGAAGTTTGTATTTTTCTTATGGATTACGCGGGTCATTCGTAGTATACAATCTGTATACTCTTGAACCTCAGATTGTTGATTATCTAGTAATCCAAAACTATGAATATTAGCAATAAGAAGTGAAAACGTGCTTTCTAAACTCTGTACATCAACCGCTTCTAAAGATACAAGTTCTGCTAAAAACTGACTATATCCAAGTCTATACTTCTTTTCAGTATTACGCTCTACAAATGTATGATAGTCGGACGATGAAATATCATTCATATTTTTAAAGATTGTTAAATAGCTCTTAAATAATGCTATCATTTCAGATTGAATTACAGGATATGTCACGCGAATCTCACTGAGTAACTTTGCATATAATGGACAAAAGATCTCTTCTGCCGCCGCCTTTTTAAATACAAGACGCATAAATTCTTTAATAAAGTTTATTTCACCGCTATCAAGAATCTGATATAAGAAGTCTCTTACTTCGACGTATGTATTTACGCTAAATTTATTAAGTTTATTAAGAATAATCGTATTTAAGATTGTATCTTCAACCGCGGCTTCTCCATTCTTAAAACGACTTTCATACTTTATTTGTGATGCCATTGGTTGTGAATCTTGAGGAGCCTTCCATCTATTTGCTCCTGGTGCAGCAGTTTGTGCTCTACGAGCTCCGGCCGTAGTATGACCACCTGTAATAACTGCTCCACGTCTCCAGTTCGGGACAAGAACATCCTCATTTAACAGTTGTTCAATACTCCTCATTTTTTCACTTATTTCAGGTGAAGCAGGAGGAGCACGTTGCCGTAAGTTAACTATAGCTTGTATAATCGACATATAGTCTTCCAAACTTTTCTGCGAATCACCTCCTGCCCCTCCCCCTAAAGGGGAAGTATTTGTTGGCATCACTAATGTATAAACCATTTTAGTGTTTAAATACTTCCGCGTCTGTTCATCAAATTTTAGTTCTCGTGAATTCAAAAATGGAAGATCTAGGGAATGATCGTTGGATCGATCCACTTGCTTTTGAACTTGCCGTCTCAAAAACTCTATTCAAGAAACAATGTTCTACATATCTTACAAAAGATATTGCTGCGAAACAAGCTCCGTTTATAGCTATGCGTAAAAAAATAACAGATGATCCCACGTGTATACCTGTGATTGATCAGTTATTTAAAGTATTAAAAGAAACTGAAACGACTCTTACACAAGCTATGGAAAAACCAGAAGAATGGGAAGCTGAAAGTTCTTCTCAACTTGTCTTTACTCAAGAGTGGTCAAAACCATTAAATCAAATACCTATTCTTTTACCCGCTACTGCTATTTTTAAAATCTATGTATTTCCTTTTTTTGCTGTGATTCTTCCACTGATTGCCTGGATTTTGCCATTTTTTATTGTCCGCTATTTCTTCAAGTTACCGATCACACTTGAACATTACATTCAAATGGGCACTTCTATGTGGCTCGGTGGAAAAGTCTGGAAAGACATTGATTTCTGGGGACAAACACGGGTCCTATTTCAAACATGTTGGACAGCATTCGGATTATTCCAAGGTATTTTACAACCAGTTCAACAAGCGTTTCATATTAAGAAGATTGATGATTCTATTGTGGAACGGGGTATCTTATATCAACGGTTTGCTCAAGATGCTGGACAATTATTTGAACTCTGTGCGACAAAGGCACCCTATCTTACAGAATGGCCACTCACTGAATTTCGTCAACTCTACGCATATGTTCGAGATCATCCTAGTGATGTAAAGTGGATATGGGGAGAACTAGCTCGTCTCGAAATCTCCTGGCGTATCGCACGTTGTCAAGATCTCTGTTTCGTGAGTTTCCGCGGCTGCGCGGGTCCATATTGTCTAGTCCGTAACTTTTTTGATCCATCAATCTCTGCCGAACGGCGTGTATCTTCTTCATTTATGATTAAATCTGGTAAGTCTCATTGTGTTATTACTGGACCCAATAAGGGTGGAAAATCATCTGTTCTTCGTGCTCTCCTGCTAAATATCCGTCTCGCACAGAGATTTGGAATCGCCTTTGCGACATCAATGGATTTGCGGCCTTTTGATTGGATTGAATCAGGTCTGCGACTTGCCGATCAACCTGGATCACAAAGTCTATTTGAACGGGAACTTTCCTTTGCTTCAAAACTTCTTCAAAAATGCGCTGATACAAGTAAGGTTGGTCTGATTCTCTACGATGAATGTTTTCACAGCACGAATCCACCTGATGGACAAAAAACAGCTGAACTCTTTTTACAAAATCTCTGGACTCATCCAAACATCGGAAGTGCCGTGAGCACACATGTATTTTCTCTTCTTGAGAAAGCACCGGTGACTGTAAAGAAACTATGTGTTCCCGCAAGTCAAACACCCTCGGGTCTAGTCTATCAGTTTGCCTTGGCGCCCGGTATATGTACAGTTAGCAGCGTAGAAGAATTATACGAAAAACATAATTTTCCTAAAACTGCGGGCAAACAAGGCATCTAAACTCATCTTTCCTAACAGAACAGTAAAATGAACGGCCTCAGTGATTCTCTCACGATTGGCGTTGTCATCACACTTGTATTTGGTGCTCTCTTCTTCTATCTCTACAGTCGCCTGGTTCAGAATGAAAAGCGCGTAAGTCTCATTGAAAACATACTTCTGGATCTAAAGATGTCTGCGGATGCGGGCTATGCGCAGGGCGCAGAGAGTTCTGGTCTTCAGTCGGTTGATCATATTGAACCTGTATCTGGACCCGAGCCTCTTGAAAAGGAGGATGTAGATGATGAAGATCTTTACAAGGATATCCTTGCGTCTGTGCCGGCTCCCAAGTCAACGGAGGCACCGCAGCCGATGGAGGAGGAGGTAGAGACAAAGCAGTTTGAAGTTGTTCCGAAGGGCGTCAGCAGTTCTAACACAGGCTCTGTCCAGGTAACGAAGGTTCAGCCGAACTATTCATCCATGACGGTTAAAGAGCTGAAGGCTCTCGCGAAGCAGCGTAGTCTTGGACTTCCGCAAGGAGCTGGTCGCAAGGAACTCACGGATGCTCTTCGTAAGTCCGATGGCCAAGGACCCATGGGCCCTGAAGGAGGTTCCTTACTTAGCCCGAGCGAGGGAGCACCGCTGGAAGAAGTTGACCAGGATGCCCCCTAAAAGCCTTGACATGGTTAGATGGACGCAAAGTTGTTCCGCTTACCTTCAGAACCTATTCTCTACTCACAAGTCACCCCAGGAACAGCCCAACAGGCAAGTATGGTCAAAGTTACTCCTTCAAAGTCCTACGCAGCAGGGCCAGGTACAGATGTCCGTTTCCCCGGTTGGGCGCCGGCCGGTCAGGAAGATGGTCGTTTGGTGACAGACTATAGACCTCGCTGTTACGAAAATATTCAGCCTCATAACCAGTTTGCTTCTCATCAATGGATTCAACGTAATGCGGATGATATTATTCGTATCTCACGTGAACGCCTTTCTGATCAAACAGGCGCAAATCGTGGATTTGACAATACAGTTGTTGCTCCTCCTGCAGCGATTGTAGAGTGTGATCAGTTTGTTTGTAGAACCACGGCAACTGGCCTACATAATGGCATTGGCACACAGCGTCAAGAAGTTCTTCCTCCGCTGTTCGGAACATTTAATGATAATGTGCCCACATCAACCCAGTATCTCCCGCCGATTACACGTGAGTTCTTGGGCGGACGGAATACCCCGCGTGGTCGCATGTATTCTGATCTTGGCACAGGTGGTGTAGCGAGTGTTAACAAAAATGGAGTATGGCTTAAGACATAAAACAAGGACTAGGAAGAAAGATGTCTGTCCTGTCCTTTGATATCGGTATTAAAAATCTTGCCTGGTGTGTTACAAACCTATCAGGTCAGACTTTACAGATTCGTGGTTGGGGAAACTATAATCTCTTAGAGGATCGTGCCACGGAAGGTGGTCCAAAGGTAGCCGCGATCACATGTGCGAGCTGCGCAGCAAAGGCAAAGTTTACTTCCTCAGTAGGATATTCATGTGCCCGCCACGTGCCCTCTGCGCAGCCGATTCTTAAGGATTTGAGTGGTGTGGCGCTAACAAAGATTCCTGGTGCCCCTATTCTCAAGAAAATTTTGGTTGCGAAAGGTGTGAAGCCGATTCCGAAAGATAAGGCTGCGATGGTGGTCGCAGTGAAACAATTTGCTTCCCTTCCGATTGAAAAAGTGAAAGTTCCTCATGCTGCGGCGATCAATATTTCGGAGATTCATGATTCTCTACGGAAGTTTGTAAGTGAACAGCTTGTTCCGTTTTTTCCGGATCTTAGGGAAGTTCGTCTCGAAAATCAGCCGGTACTCAAGAATCCTGTTATGAAAACCATACAGATTCTTTTGTTTGCAACGCTACGAGATGCTATGGTAAATGCGGGTCATCAGGCAATATTCAAGTTAGTTCATGCTGGGATGAAGGTGAAGGGAGCAAAGGCTGGAGACGCAGGCTATTCGGATCGTAAGAAAGGTTCCGAGGACCGAACGGTTGCACGGCTGAAGGCGGCGAATATGATAGAGGGTCAGCGGTGGCTTGATTTCTTCCAGGGGCATAAGAAACGTAGTGATTTAGCGGATGCTTTCTGTATGTGTTTGGATGCGACGCCTCCGCCTGCGGTAATCAGCGCCTAAAAACTCCTGAGAAAACCAAAGAAGGATGTCGGGTGTTACTATCCGTGAGATGGAAAACGTCGCTCGTGGAATGATGCCTCCAGATATAAATTTAACTGAAGAACTTGGTAATGTGATTAACCTAAGCGATATGGGGGATGACCTCGGCTTCAATATGCTAGCTAATCCGAGTCGCAGCAATGCTGGTGGCGGTGGTGGAGGGGGAAGTGGAAGTGGAAGTGGAGGTGGGTTCACTTCCGGTCCTTCTGTAAAGGTTGTTTCAGCACCGAGCAACTCAGGTCTCGGTGACATTGATATCTCACCTCTTGAGCCGATTAGTTTTGATACATCTGTTCCTTCAGGTCCGACAAACATTGAAATTCGGAGGGAACCGACTTCAGATGTAGGTGCGAATCTGTTTTCAAACCAACAGACATCTTCTGGGCCTAGTTTTACTCTCCCTGCTTCCCGTAACCCCGAGGAGGAAAAGAAGGAAAAGATTGAGTTTATAAATAAGCTCCAGCGTCTTGAGTCAAAGGGGTTCCCTGTGACTCGCCACTACACACTTGATAACAGTCTAGATGAAATCAAGCAAGAATATCTACGTTTAGTGGATGCTCGTAACATGGAAGGAAGTCTCCGTTTCCAGCGCCAGATGCTGATGGGTGTCATTACGGGTATGGAGTGGATGAATAATAAGTTTGACCCGTTTGATCTGAAGCTAGAGGGTTGGTCTGAATCTGTTCACGAGAATGTTGAGGATTTCGATGAAATCTTTGAGGAACTGTATGACAAGTATAAGGACCGTGGAAAGGTCGCACCTGAAGTTCGTCTGATGATGGCACTTGCGGGTAGTGGTTTCATGTGCCACGTCAGCAACAGTTTCTTCCGTCAGAAGATGCCTTCTATGGATGATGTTCTCAAGAAGAATCCTGAGTTGGCACGTCAGATGGCAGCGGCGGC